AAATCATCTCGTCTAGTGCCCAATCCCATGCCTCAAAGTGAAACTCATCGGTTTCCCACTTGTCTTTTCGAGGAATAGTGCCAATCAGCTCATCAGGACGATCTTCAAAGGCAACGAGAGGAGCACCATGAGTGTCTGCTTTAAGTTGAATCAACATAGGCACAACAATATGTGCTAGGGTATGATCCATAGACCAAGTATCCCACTTATCAATTTTTACAAAGTTTTTAGTTTTCGTCATCCATACTTTCATACTAGCTTACTCCAATTAGTTTTCTCATCCATCAAGGACACTGTGTCAGGGAACGCCTCTGAAATATCCTTCCAGACGCCAGCATTGTTCATTTTGAGGCCATATGTCTCCATATGACACCAGTATTCAGAACCTGAGTAGCCACGGAAGATATAGTGCTCTCCATATATCTCAACCTCTGTAATACCGCTATTGAGCCTCCAACTATCGCTTCCTAGGTATCCTCCACTCCAACCTGCAAGTACCTTATAGGTGATCTCGTCATTGTCTTTATTAGCTATTTTTAGTACTACCCAGTTGTCTGGTCTTTCAATGCTCATCTTCTTCCCCTAGTTCAAATTGTATTAGCCAGTAGCAGGCTTCCGACTTAGTTGTAAAGCGAGGGCTAATAACAGCTTCTGTTATGCTTACCCAAAACCATTCACCCCACTCTTTCTTAAGTTTCATAGCCACCCTATAACAATGTTAATCATAATTAAATATACACATAAAAGATTAGACAATACAACAAACGTGCGGATATACGAGATTCTATCTTCATTCTGTACATCATAGCCATCCTCTTCGTCAAAGGAGCCTAGTGCGTGTTTCCATATTGTCCACAATCTTTTCATCAGAATCCAATTAGTCCCCAGCCATGATTGGCTATAGCGTTAAGTATGATTGCCAAACAAGTAAGCATATGTGTAAACCACCACACGCTCCTAATACCGGCAATAGTGTTTGCTTGTCTATCAGTTTCACCAACTTTCTCTCCTAATGATTTAGCCCAGATTCTCCACCACTTATTCATAAAGTAATCACCTTCTTTTGTTCCAATTCTTTTGTCATACATTTCTTGAGAACCGGAGTAGGGTGGCACTCTCTCAGTACAGCCTCAAGGTGTGCAGTCTCCATGTCAGCGATACGAATATCGCTACGGGGTTGGTCGCCTCGTATACCGAAGGTACCCCAAGTAAGATAATGTGCTTGTACTGCGTGTACTTCGTCATCATAGAGTGCTAAAGATGTCTGATCCGCGTGTATAGTAGTTCTCACATAGTCTAGTCCACCATCAATAACATAAGTTTTGCCGTTTGCATCATTATGAGATCGGTAATCATGTCTATGCTTTGACTCGAGTATAGTTCCGTCAGGGGTCTGAATAGCGTTATAGATTAGATTACGAGAGGCAAGCTTGTCAAGAATTTGCTGAGAAGCATCAACCCACATGGCTTGCATTTTAGTAGGGTAAGTATCCATTTTGTAGTTTTGCACGACCCAAGAAGCTACTTCGTAGGATTTACCGTGAGGTGCAAGGCACCAAGTCATATCATTGCTCATAATTTACCTTCCTTTTTCAAGTTTATGAAGGTATTATACGCGTTTAAGAGGGGATTGTCAAGAAATATTTAAGAGGAGGTGAGCAGTTTCGTGACATACTCGGGTCGGCCCTAAGGTAGTTAGGGCAGAGTTGTTATCTACTTTCTTTGTACCAAGTTGCAAACTGGTCAAAATGTTTGCCGTTCTCAAATCTAACACAATCCTCGTCCACATTTGTAAAAGTTTTAACATCATGCAGGTGCTTAGGAACATTAAGTTTAAGCCAGTCTTTAGTACGGTTTCGCATATCGGTATGAATGAAGACCTGGTAGTAACTAGCCATCAGCCATTTTCGTTTAAAATCACATATATCATTCGGGGTCATTACAGCCTCCTGTGCCAAGTAAGGGTTTTTGTCCCTCATCTAAATACCAAGGTATCTCAGTTTGACAATCACAGCATAGCTTTAGATTAAGGGTAGACAGTAGTATAAGATGGGTATTACCGCAATTAGGACATTCTTTAGTCGTTATCTTGCTCATTCCCTTCTCCTTTGTTCTGGTATTGTTTAGCGGCTCCGTATGCTCCTATGAAAAACATAACAGCAGCAATAGAGCCTATTATAGTTGATATAATCTCATGTCCTGTCATTATTCATTCCAGTATAGGTCGGTTAGTATGTCTTCAAAGCCGTAGGCTTCAACTTCCCACGGGGTCTCAGCGTACTCTAGTAAAGAGCAGTCGATTACAGTGGTAGAGTTAGTCCATACATCGTTGTCCATGTTGATCTGCTTTCTACAGAATTGCTTGGCGTGTGTAAGCTCGTGAGCAATTGCTTCCGCTATCTCGTGAGGAAAGAACTCTATCTCTTCGCCTTCACAGATCCAGTGTGTAGCTATGTCGATAACAGACTCTACGTCATCGCCTGTACAAAGCCCGGCATGGTGCTCATTAGGTTCACCAATGAATTTGCCAACAACTATTGTGATGTCGTAAACAGCATCCGTAGGGAATAGAGTAGTAACACAGTCATCAATGAACTGATTGTATTTAGTGTCGAGTATGCCTTCAATTTGTACGTTAATCATTTGTTTCTCCAGTTTATAAAGCTATTATACGGGCTTTTAAGGAGAAAGTCAAGTCTTAAAATAATTTAGGAGGATTAGTTGACCCTTGCCTTTTACGTTCCCTCTGCTTGGCCGCTGCCTTCTTTCTCTGCTTTTTAGTAGTGGGCTTCTCGTATTGTTGTTTCTCTTTGTACTGATAGAGTAAGTTACTCTCTGTCACTTTTCTACGAAAAATACGCAGAGCTTGCTCTACGTTGTTGTTTCTGACTTTTACTTGCATTTATTCATCCCAATCGTCCCTGTCCCTAGTAAATATCCACAGGAATAGTGCTGCGAATACGAGGGCTATTTCTAAAGGTGTCATTTAAATCTGACACCTCTTTTCTTTAAGTAGTTTACTTGATTACGAACACTCTGCTCTGTTCTGTCTGGTAGCATATCGCACATCTCGTCTATAGACGCATGATGGTAATATTGAGTAAGATGCTTACGCTCTCTTTCTGTCCACGGCTTGTTTTTATATTTTTTCATGGGAGTATTATACTGCCAACGGACAGCTATGTCAAGATATTTTTTAGGGCATGGTCAAAAATTCTCCTTGACATTATCCTCTTTTTCAGGTATAATGCTCATTAAGAAGTTAAGAAAAGAACTGGGTAATTATAAGATAGTTCTTGACACATTACCTTAAACTGCGTATAATAGTTATTCTGAAATGGAGTTACCCATTAAAGAAACGGAGATACTTATGATAGAACTAGCGATATTTGTGTTTTGCCTTATAGGGTGCGGTGTAAGCTGCCACGCTGTAGGAAAGCAAGAAGGTATCGCAGCGGCTATTGAACACTTAGTCGATAACGGGATGCTAGAAATAGATGAAGAATAGATTAATACTACGCGAAGAGGTACTAGACGATCACACTATTCGCTATATCGTGGAAGATGCACACCAAGTGTATATGCTAACAGGCAACCTAGCCGTAGCAGAAGAGTTAGTAAGAAACCTTAAACTAGAATACCAACGGGAGCTACAAAATGCCAGTTAAATTTAAAGAAACAACCAAAATCTTAGTAGATCGTCAAGCGAAGAAGTATAGAACTCAGAACTTTTATATGCACGCTACGACTACAGACCAATTATTAGAAGCCTTCAACTCAAGCAGTACTCGTGGGCCTCGCAAACAAAAGATTCGTAACGAGTTAGTAAAGCGTAACGCAGTCTAGGCAAAGTAGTCTCGCCTTTTAGTAGACTAAAGTAGGGCAGTCAGCCCAAGTTTCCAAAGGAGACATAGTAGTGACACATAGTAATGAGGCCGCGTGCATATTCTGCAACACGGTTACAGCAGTATGCTGTTTAGCCTTGCCGTTTTTGACAATATACGCCAGCGTACTAGCAGCATAAGGAGAAGCAAATTGAATAGGACAGAAGTATTTGAACAACTAAAGATTGACGAGGGAGTAAAGTATGAAATCTATAACGACCATCTTGGGTATCCGACATTTGGAGTTGGCCACCTCGTACTTGAAAGTGACCCCGAGTATAACCAACCAACTGGAACCCCTATCACCGAAGAAAGAGTGGCAGAGTGCTTTGATAAAGACCTCAACACAGCCATCTCAGAGTGTAACACTCTATACGGAACAGGGGCTTTTGACGGACTACCGGACGAAGTGCAGGGAATACTTGTCAATATGATGTTCAACCTCGGACGTCCTAGACTTAGTAAGTTTAAAAACATGAGAAAGGCAGTAGACTCTCGTGATTGGGCGCTTGCCGCTGTTGAAGGGAGAGACTCTCTTTGGTATCGCCAGGTAGGTAACCGTGCAGAACGGTTGATGGAGAAACTAGAGAATGTTACAAGTACTTAGCGCATTAGCAGGGCCAGTAACAGGTCTACTCGATAAGTTCATCGAAGACAAAGATGTAAAGAATCAGTTAGCACATGACATCAGTACCATGGCAGAAAAGCACGCACAAGAGCTTGCTAAAGGCCAGTTAGAAGTTAATAAAACAGAGGCAGCACACAAGTCCTTGTTTGTAGCTGGATGGCGACCCTTTATTGGGTGGGTTTGTGGTATAGGATTCTTGTCTAATTTTATTTTAATACCTATGGCAAACTTTGGGTTGGCAATAGCAGAAGCTGCTATTACTATTCCAATGATTGATACAACTCAGATGATGCCCGTATTGATGGGTATGCTAGGATTAGGCGCAATGAGAACAGTAGAGAAAGTACAAAAAGTATCCAGAGAAAAGTGAGGATATTTGTAGGACACGACTCCAGACAGCCTGAGAACACACAGGCTTGTGTGGAGTCTATTAAACAATTCGGTCACGAAGTTATACTTCTGGATCGCGCACAACTTCAAAGCGAGCATGGGTACTCAAGGGACGAAGACGGTTCCACTGAGTTTACTTATACTCGCTTTTTAGTTCCTTATCTATGTAACTATCAAGGCGGTGCCCTTTTCTGTGATGGAGATTTCATCTGGAGAAAAGACCCTGCTAAGATACTACTACACATAAAACCAGATGTAGCAGTAAACTGCGTAAAACATCTAGTAAAGCAAGTACGTGAGGATATGAAGTTCTCGAAACACAAGAACGAGTGGTACCCTAGAAAATGGTGGTCTTCTCTAATGTACTTCGACTGCTCGCACCCCCACCTCAAACAACTAACAGTAGAGTGTATAAACGAAGCAGAAGCTTCCTGGCTTCATCGTATGACTTGGACAGGAGAAATAGGAAGCCTACCAGAGACATTTAATTATCTAGTAGGTTATTATTCCTTTCTAAAAGACCCAGTAGCAGTACACTTTACAGATGGTACACCTCTCTACGGGGACTATGCCACAGAAGAATTCGCAGAGGACTATAATGACTTTAGAAGATTTTAATGAGTACGTCAGAGGCAAGGATATAATCCTAGTAGGGAACGATCTTAACGCCCTGACTGTAGAAAATGGTAACTATATCAACGAGCATGACGTAGTTCTGCGCTTTGGTAAAGGTATCCCGAACGACAAGACTGGCAGGTATATAGGTGACTATACAGATATTTGGGTCACAGGACAGTTAAGACAGGCTAGTGTTACTAATATCCCAAAGGACACAAAGATACTCTTCAACAATTCTCTGTACTCTAAGAAGTTTGGTAGATTAAAAGAAGATCATCTACAGATGTATACGGAAGAAGAGATTTGTGCACTAGCAGAAGATTATGGTATACAAGAAGGGCGTCGACTAAGTGCAGGGTGTGTTACAAGTCATTGGTTGGCTAACCGAGTTTCTGGTTGGAAAAGTCTTACATGGGTTAACTTCGATTGTTTTCGTAACTGGTTTGTGTACCACGATGACGGTGCAGGGAAAGACTCAATTGCAACCAGTTGGCACATACCCTTGCTAAGACAAGACTATGTAGGGTGGAGACCTTCTGAAGGCGATCAACATCCTGCTCACGATCCTGAAGTAGAACAGCGTATATACAAAGACCTTTTAACCTTTCCCAACACTTATTGGAAAGGAACCTTTGAAGATAAAAGCAAATTCATTCCTACCCCTAGGGTCGTATGGACACACGGAAGATCCGAAGCAACGAAAGAATAGTTCTTGACAAGCATTCTGAAATTGCGTATAATACATATTCAATTTCAGAGAGTACCACATGAATTTATTCTACTTAGACGAAGACCTTGACAAATGTGCAGAGTTTCATGTTGATAAACACGTCAACAAAATGATACTAGAAGCCGCACAGCTTATCAATACAAATCTCTGGATAGATCATCTATTCGGTTTTGTTCCTCGTGCTATCACTAAAGAAGAGAATGCTATTCTCCAGACTACTCGTAAGCAACAGAAAGAGCTTCCTATGGAAGACCGCATCTTTCCGTATCTGCCTACTATGCAGAACCATCCTAGTTGTGTATGGGTGCGTTCTTCGTTAGAAAATTACTTCTGGACAAACTGTTACGCCTTTGCTCTCGGTAGCGAAGCACACTATCGTTATGGTAGTGATCATAAAAGTCTAGCAATGCTTAGAGCCTTGCCAGAACCTAAACACATGGAAGACCACGGCTTCACCAAGTTCGCCCTGGCAATGACAGAGGAGTTAAAGGACTATGATAATCCTATACAGTCTTATCGCAATTTCTATATGCTCGACAAAGCTACGTTCGCTGCGTGGAAACATAGAGACAAACCACACTGGTGGGACGAAGAACTAGCCGACTATGACAACAGAATTTCAGGACAATAAAATGACAGTAAGATTAATATCAGCATCAGCAGAGAACATATTAGAAGATATCGCAATGATGGCTAGAGTATCAAACCCTAGTAACCAGTATAATACTGAAACTTCAGAGAAGTTAGTACGGTATCTAATTAAACATAACCACTGGTCACCTTTTGAGATGGCTAGTATTACTATAGAGATTAACACTACTAGGGATATTGCTCACCAGATCGTGCGTCACCGTAGTTTTGCTTTTCAGGAGTTTAGCCAGAGATATGCAGACCCAAAAGAGATGGGCTATCCTTTTGAGCTACGAGAGTGTCGCTTACAAGACGCTAAGAACAGACAGAACAGTGTTGAAACGGATGACGATCTCTTACATAAGCATTGGATAGCACAACAGAAGGGCGTAATTGATGCCGCCTCTAGCGCATATAACTGGGCTTTAGCTAATGGTATCGCTAAAGAGCAGGCCAGAGCCGTACTTCCAGAAGGCTTAACAAAGACTCGTCTTTATATGTCAGGAACTGTAAGATCGTGGATTCACTTTGTAGATGTACGCACTACACCAGGTACTCAGAAAGAGCATATGAATATTGCACGAGAGTGTGCATATGAAATTAATAAGTTCTTTCCTATGATTAAGGACTTCGTACATGGAGATTAAAGACTTAAAAGGCTTTATCAATGTAGCTGCTAGCGGAGAGCTTCCGAAGTGGGAGGCTCCAGGCAAGAAGTTTGATAGTGAGAAACCTAAGATGTATCTTCTACCTCCAAAAGCTACAGTCGAAGTAGCTAAAGTATTGACCTTTGGTGCGGCTAAGTATGATGAAGATAACTGGCGTAAGCTAGAAGATGCCCAGAATAGATACAGTGGCGGTGCACTTCGGCACATATTCTCCCATCTGGATGGAGAGCTAGAAGATCCAGAAACAAACTTATCGCATCTAGCACACGCTATTTGCTGTTTAATGTTTAAATTAGAATTGGAGTTAGAAGATGGGAAGGGTAAAGAAGAAAAGCTACGAGAACCTGACGAAGCAGAACATAGACAAAGTAATAGGACTCCTGAACCCTCCGAAAGTTGGCTCAACGGGCCAGCCTACTTCGGACCAAGCTACGGTAAAACCAATAAGTAAGAAAGAAGCGTGTGACATCCTTAACATTGCCTACAACACTACTAGGCTAAGTAAGATTATAGAAGATCATAATGATCAAAAAGCATATACTAAAAAACGTAAGTCAGCTTTGCGGGGTCGTCCAGCGAGTGATGCAGAAATCTCTGAAGC